TTAGACGCGCATGTAAAACTAGGAATCAAACCTACAGGCGTGCGCAAGATAGGTTTTGACGTGGCCGATGAAGGTGGCGATAAAAACGCCGTATGCTTTAGACACGGGATTTTGATAGAAAATGTTCTGCAATGGTCAGGAAAAGGGAGCGACATATATGATAGCGTCGAAAAGGTGTTCAGTTACTGCGATGATTTTGATTATTTTATCGTTGATTATGATGCAGACGGCTTGGGTGCTGGTGTACGTGGCGATGCTCGCGTTATAAACAAAAACCGATTAATAAAAGAACAAAGAAAGATTGCATTTAATCCGTTTCGTGGTTCGGGTGCGGTGGTTGACCCTGAAGGGAATCCGTTTCAAGAATCAGGCGAAGGTAAAGACAGAGAAAAAGGTCGTTCAAACGAAGACTTGCTTGCGAATGCAAAAGCCCAGGGATGGTGGGCATTGCGGCGAAGGTTTCAGTTAACATACCGTGCGGTCGTTGAAAAACTTCCCTTTAATCCTGAAGACATTATTTCGATTTCAAGTGAAATTTATGAATATAAAAAACTTATGGTAGAATTGTCACAGCCTACCTATTCGCAGAACAGTAACGGTAAAATTTTAGTGGACAAGATGCCGGACGGTGCCAAAAGTCCTAATCTTTCTGATTCTACTATGATCGCATTCGCGCCCATTCGCAAAATTAACGCAGGGTTTTTCTCATGATGAAAAAAATATTGAACAAATTTGGATACGAACCAAAATCACAAGAAAAGCCGGCGGAAGTGAAGCCTGAAAAGCCGCGTCAAGTCTTTAGCACAGATTACAAAGACAATTCGCGAGAACGTTTGGAGCAATTATGGGATCATACTTTTAAAAATCCATACGGCAATCAAGCAAGCTCGCCAGGAGCTGACAAAAACTATGCGATGGATAATCATCTCAGTGCAAAACAATCGTATAACGGAAACTTTGTAATCCCTGAAATCCAGGTGCTATGGTACGCAAGTCAATCTTTTATTGGGTATCAACTTTGTGCCATGCTTTCTCAAAATTGGTTGATCTCAAAAGCGTGCTTAATGCCAGCAAAAGACGCGACGCGAAACGGTTACGAAATATCAGTAAATAATGGCAAAGAAGTAGAACCTGAAGTATTAGACGCGATTAGAAAGCAAGACGAAAAATACAAGCTTAATCAAAATTTAATTGAATTTGTAAAAATGGGGCGCGTGTTTGGTATTAGGATTGCGATGTTTGTGGTCGAGTCAGACGACCCAGATTATTACAGAAAGCCTTTTAACATCGACGGCGTCATGCCTGGAGCTTACAAGGGTATATCGCAGATTGACCCTTATTGGATAACGCCACAGCTTGACGCAGATGCCGCCGGCAATCCTGGCTCTATGGGATTTTATGAGCCTACCTGGTGGGTTTTAAATGGAAAGCCAATTCATAATACGCACTTGGTCATCTTTAGAACTGAAGAACTCCCAGACATCCTTAAGCCCACCTATATTTACGGGGGCGTATCTATACCCCAAAAGATTGCCGAACGCGTTTATGCGGCTGAACGTTGCGCGAATGAAGCTCCACTTTTGACACTTACAAAAAGAACTGACGTGGTAAAAGCTGACATGGCGCAAGCTACGGCCGACTTTGACGGCTTCGCTAATAGGATGCAACAGTGGGTCTATAATCGTGATAATTATGGCATTAAAATGCTCGGGCTTGACGAGGAAATGGAGCAATTTGATACAAGCCTTTCGGATTTAGACGCGGTTATTATGACGCAATACCAGCTTGTCGCAGCGGCAAGCAACGTGCCAGCTACCAAGCTTCTAGGGACGTCACCAAAAGGCTTTAATGCTACGGGCGAATTTGAAGAATCGTCTTACCATGAGGAATTGGAGTCGATTCAAAAACACGATTTAAGCCCTCTCATTGAGCGGCATCATCTATTATTAATACATTCTGAGATTGCTCCTGAGTTTAGCATTGAACCTTTTGAAACGACGGTTACCTGGAACGAGCTCGATGCAATGACAGGTAAAGAGCAATCAGAGCTTAATCGTTTCAAAGCTGAAACAGGGCGCATGTTAATAGAATCGGGGGCGATTGACCCAGGCGAAGAACGTCAGCGCGTGATGGCAGACCCAGAATCAGGCTATCATGGTCTAAACATGGAGTTGCAAGACGAGGGTGAAAGCGTTCTAAATGATTTAACGGGCGCATGATGCGTAAGTTCCCGATGACCGAGCGCAAAAAAAAATGGGCGAGGAATCGCGACGTAACTTTGCGAGGCACGCGTCTAAATTACAATGCAGCACAGCAAGAAAAATATGTTCGCGCTTTGCAAAAGCTTGTTAACGAAATGACAGAAGGCGTTCAAAGGGAGCTTGTAAAGCTTTTTAATGGTGACGCAAGCGATAATTATTTTGAGCATCAAGAAGAAGTTGCTGCCATGGACGCGAATTTTGGAAGTCAGGCGCGTATTGTTATGAATGCTTTGATGCGCAAATACACCTCTTTGTTTGACAAAAATGCAAAAAGTTTAGCTGATAGAATGGTCGATGGTGCTTTAAAGTTGAGTGAAATTAATTTAAAGTCTAGTTTAAAGCAGTTGAGCGGCGGCCTTTCATTGAAAACGGGGCTCGTACCCGAGGGGATGAATGATGTTATTTCAGCAACGATTGCGGAGAATGTATCGCTTATTTCTTCAATACCTGAAGAATATTTCAAGAAAGTCACAGGCGCAGTCATGCGCTCGATTACAACAGGTCGAGGACTTGCCGATTTGGAGCCAGAAATATCAAAGTACGCTGGACAGACGCAGAGAAGAGTTAAAAATATTGCATTAGATCAAACAAGGAAAGCCTTTAGCTCAGTCAATAAGCAGCGTATGCAGGCAATCGGAATCAAGAAGTTTGAGTGGGTGCATAGCGGAAGTAGCCAATCGCCTAGGAAATCGCATATAAGAATGGACGGGAAAATATTTAGCTTTGAGAACTTGATCGCCGAACAAGAGGCATTAAATATACCAAAAAGCGATCAAGGTTTGCCTAGTATGCCTATTTTTTGCCGGTGCACGATGGTTCCAGTTATTGAGTTTGATGACGATCAGCAAGAAGATTAATAAAAAATAACGTTGTGGCTTGTGGAGAATATAATGCCATTATCAGCGCAAATAGAACCATCTTTAAACATGAGCATGAATAGCAATGCTTCAGCTCGTGAAAATGATATTAACGGGTGGACAGAAATTAAAGGGAACCCGCTTAGTAAAGTTGGCGTTTTTCCTTATGCAGGTTATCAAATAAGCTCAGATTTAGAACCCGACAAGATTTACATGGTTTATCGTCCGGAATCTGAGTTAAACAATACAGAAACCATTCAATCTTTTAAGCTGTTACCGTGGACGGACGAGCATTGTATGTTGTCGGGCGACCGTAGCGATGGTCTTACAGACCCCATGAAAAAAGGTATTCATGGCGTTATAGGTGAAGACGTTTATTTTGAGGGCGATTATTTAAAAGGGAATTTAAAAGTTTTTTCCGACGAGCTTGCAAGCTTAATCGACTCAGGGAAGAAGGAGCTGTCCATAGGGTATCGATGCTTGTACGATATGAGCGCAGGCGTGTACAATGGTCAAAGATATGACTTTGTTCAGCGGGGAATAAGAGGCAATCACCTTGCTTTGGTAGAAGAAGGCCGGTCTGGCCCTGACGTTTCAGTGTTAGATCATTTTAAATTTACTTTTGATACAGGAGCCTTAAAAATGGCTGATAATGATAAAAGTGACTACAAAGACAAAGAAGGTGATCTCGAAAATCCAAAAAGCACAGCAAAAGATGAAAGCGATATGACTATCGAAGAATGTCGCGCTATGCTTACAAAACTTGCCGCTCACCTGGATAAGATGTCAGAAACAGAAGACGGCTACGATAAAGACGACGACGACAAAAAAGATGCTAAAGACGTGCAACCGTCTGACTTTGTAGGACGTGCTGAAGTGACCGATATGGACGAAGACAAAGACGACGACAAAAAAGATGCTAAAGATGCTGACATGGAAAAGCCTGACGACAAAAAAGACGGCATGGATTCTATGCGCGTAATGCTGAAAGAAATTTCACAGCGCGATTCTCTTGCTGAAAATCTTTCGCATCACATTGGTGTATTCGATCACAAAGAAAAAACACTTGGTGAAGTTGCAGCTTACGGCGTTAAAAAACTTGGCATTAAATGCAAAGTTGGACACGAAGAATCAGCTTTAGCCGGTTATTTGACAGGCGCAAAAGTGAGCTCTGTTGCAATCGCTCAAGATACTAAACGTATGTCAGGTCAAATTGATGCATATTTAAAAGGGAGCAAATAACATGCCTTTTCAATCTACAGTTGCAAACCAACAGGGTTTTGGCGTACCCGGTGAAATGTTCACCAACAGCCCACACATTGCTCAAACTTTTACATTAGTTTCTGCAAGTGCTGCTTATAATATTATTGGCGCGACATGCTGCACGGTGACAAGTCAAGGTTTTTGTGAAGCTGGCTCTGGCGGTGGTGACTTTGCTGGTTTCTTAGTTAATCCAAAAGTTTATCCTTTGCTCGGAACAACGGGCAATACCTTGGCTCCTTCTTTGGTTTTACCCAACGAAGGTATTGCTGAATTATTGACCATGGGAACAATTATCGTCACTTTGCCTGCTAACGCTAACATCGGTGACTTGGTTGTTTATGATGACACAACGGGTGCTATTGCAACGATTGCTCCGGCTGCTGCTTTGCCTGTTGGCAAAAAGTTTGCCAATGCGATTGTTAAATACATTACGGCAAATGCTGGGACTGCGCAGCTTGCTGTTGTGCAAGTTAACCCAACCTATGTTATCCCACAGTTAGCTTAAATAAGGATTAAATCATGAGCAATCAAGAAAGAAGCTATATTCCAGCGCGTCAAGTACGACGTTTAGAAAACTTTGATGCTTCACAGTATGAAAGCCTGAGCAAAATCGGGATTAACATTTCGCGCGGTGCTGTTAAGCAGATGATGGCGGGTAGCCTGGCCATGGACGCAATGGCGATGGATGCGGCTCAACCTACGGTCACAACCGGAAGCATGGGAACACCCGTTCAGTTCTTGCAAAACTGGTTACCTGGCTTTGTATTTGTTATCACTGGCGCACGTAATATTGATGATTTTGTAGGCATTCAAAATACAGGCGCGTGGGAAGATGAACAAGTCGTTCAAGGTGTTTTAGAGCGCACAGGTACATCTTTACCTTACGGCGATTATAGCAATGTTCCTTTGAGTTCGTGGAACGTTAACTATGAAGCGAGAACCGTTGTACGCTTTGAAGAAGGCTTACGTGTTGGTAATTTGGAAGCTGCACGCGCTGCACGTCAACAAGTTGACAGCTCAGGCATGAAACGTCAATCAGCAGCTTTGGCATTGGAAATCATTCGTAACAGCGTGGGTTTCAGCGGCTTCAATAGCGGCGACAATAACACGTACGGTTTCTTGAACGAGCCAAATTTGTCTGCTTATGTGGCTGTACCAGTTGGCGCGTCAACCAACACCGAATGGTCAACAAAAACATTCTTAGAAATTTGTAAAGATATCAGAACCGCAGTTGTGGCTTTGAGAACAAATTCTAACGATGTCATTGACCCGTCGCGCGTTGATTTGACTTTGGCTGTTGCTACCGCCGCGGTTGATTGGTTATCGACCACGTCTGACTTTGGTATCTCGGTTAGCGAATGGATTCAGAAAGCATACCCGCGTATGCGCGTAGTTTCTGCTCCACAGCTAAACGCGGCTAACGCAGGCGATAACGTCTTTTATCTTTATGCTGATAGCATCGAAGACGAAAGCACAGACGATGGACGTGTATGGCTTCAAGCTGTTGCCACGAAGTTTCAAGTACTCGGAGTTCAGCAGCTGACAAAGGCATATGAAGAGAGCTTTTCGAATGCAACTGGTGGAATTTTACTCAAAAGACCGTACGCCGTTGTACGATACTTCGGTGTATAAAAAGTAACCACATCCTTGTTAACCTATTCAATAATAAATTTATTATTTTTGAATAGGTTTTCTTTGACTGTTGATATTTGAAGGTTAAATTCGTTATGAAGTCCACGCACGCAGCGTTCCATGTTTGAAACCACGCTTTATTTTCGAGGTAATAATCTTTAATAAGCTTTCTGTTTTCTAATCGCCATTTCTTCATGTATTGTTTTTGTTTTTCTGGATTTAGTTTTTTGTATTCACTGGCTTGTTTATTACGTTTTTCTTTATGACGATAGTATGAGTCTAATGCGTGCTTTCTTTTTTTATCGGGATTTAAAGACTCCCATTTTTTAGTGGCTATTGTGCATTTTTCTTTGTTTTCATCCCTGTATTTTTTGTGTCGTTTTTTTTAATATTTAACCCATAAATTGTTGGGTTAAATTTATTACTTACATGCAGGATCGTTAAAAGTTCTATGAATACATTTAGGTTCATTTGGATCTCTATCTTTTTCACATGCTAACGTGCTTTCATAGTAAATTTTTGTATATTTAAAACATTTGTTTACGCAGTAAGGCCCTTTGTAGTCGTATTGGCGCTGACATGCGTGCAATATTTCAACCTGTATATTAGTGGGCACTAACGCATGACACGGAAACGCCAACACCATTAAAAATAAATATTTATACATAATTTTTACTCACTTATTCGGTAACAAAATCAACATAACCAACGTCTTCCCTTTCGCACTGCTTGCTTGATGCATTCAGCTCAAAGCAGCTAGATATATCATGATAAAAAGATTCACTATCTAAACTTAA